AATAATCGGAGACGGTAATGAACATGGATGACTGGATTGACGTTAAGTTAAAAGAGGTGGCCGAGAGGTTGCCTCAGGCAGCTCACGATGACCCTGCAAGTTTTGCGTGTGGGTATAACACGGGGTATAAGCAGGCGCTATTGGATTTGGAGCGGTGGCTCGAGTTAGATGATAATTCTAAGCCTGTTTGATGGTATATCATGCGGCAGATTAGCTCTTAATCGCGCCAATCTGCAAGTTACCAGTTATTACGCAAGCGAAATTGACAAACACGCTATACAGGTAGCAAAGCAAAACTATCCCGAGACAATACAGCTTGGTGATATAAATAACTGGAAATCATGGGAAATAGAAAAGCTAGATTTAATTATAGGTGGTTCGCCCTGTCAAGGATTCAGCTTTGCCGGAAAGCAGCTTGCGTTTAACGATCCACGTAGTAAGTTATTTTTTACATTTTCAGATATTGTCAAGCACTACAAGCCTAAATATTTTTTGCTTGAAAATGTACGTATGAAAAAAGAGTACATTAATATTATCAGCGACAATCTAGGAGTTGATCCGATTTGCATTAACAGTGCATTAGTTAGCGCACAAAATAGGGTTCGGTATTTCTGGACAAACATTCAAAACATCAATCAGCCAAAAGATAAACATATATACCTTAAAGATGTGTTAGAAACCCCTGGCATTGTGGGAAGAATGACGGGCAGGCGGTTAAACGCACAAGGGAAACGAGAAGATTACAACCATTCGATTCCCGTAAAACAAAGGTTTGAGCCACGCACTGATAATAAAAGCGGATGCCTAACGACTGTGAAAAAAGACAACATGGTAGACGGTAAAAGATATTTAACGCCAATAGAATATGAAAGACTTCAAACATTGCCAGATAATTATACGGAGTCCGCCAGCAAAACACAGCGGTATAAAATGCTTGGCAATGCTTGGACTGTTGATGTTGTAGCGCACATTTTTAAAAATATTTAAGGAAACCTTAAGGATTAGGAGGGCTATGTGACCTCTTGATGTTTTGGTTAAGTAAGTAGTATTATTGTTCTCATGTAGTACAAGTGTACACGGGTCCGATCCGGAACTACATCCCCACAAAACTGGTTGGTATTGGGGCACAAAAAAACAGAAATGATTGCGTCCACCAGGCAATTAGGACTAAGGGTTCAGCGTTTTGCTGAGCATTTACTACTAATTCGCCAGGGAGATAACAATCATGGCAAACCAATTCAACACAACCGAATATGTATTAGATGACGTATTTGTGAGGTTCTACAATAGCCTAGCTTTCGCTAGGACAGCTAACCGTAACCTCGAAGGCGATTTCAAAAGTCTTCGTTTTGCCACAGGTCAAACACTTAACTACCGTTTAGAGCAACGCTATTTAGCTGGCGAAGGCGCAAGCGCTACTGCTGAAGCCGTCGTACAGGTTGTTCGCCCACTGTCGATTACCAAACAATTCCGCACCATGGTTGATTACACAGGTTTCAACTTAACGTTTGACCGTGCACGCGATGAACCTTATCTCGAAATGGCGAATGCTCCACGTGCTAAGCGCTTAGCTAACATGGTTGAGAACTTCATTGCTAAAGAAAACTTCCAAAAGCAAACGTATCAAGCTGTGGGTACACCTGGCGTTCCTGTTGATTTCAACACCATTTTAACCGCTGATGCGTACATGACAGAGTTAGCTATCCCTGAAGATGGTAAGCGTTACTGTGGCGTTCCTCCACGTACCGCCGCTAGCTTGTCTAACGACTTGTTTGCGACATTCAACAACACGGTGAATGAAGGCGCGTTGATGGATGGCTTCATTGGCCACTTGTCAGGCTTCGACTTCTTTAAAACCAACTTCTTGGCACGTCAAGTTGCCGGTGCTGGTGAAGCAGGTGGCGCACCTCCTGCAGGCTTTAAGCTTGGTGGTACCGTAACAAACGGCCCAATCAGCTCCGGTAACAGCATTGAAGTTAGCGGCGTTGTTGCTTCAAGCGTTGTGTTTAGAGAAGGCGATATCATTGAAGTTGATGATGATGACGGCGTGTTCATGGTTAACCCATTAACATACGAAGCTTTGTCACAACGTGCTCAGTTCGTTGTAACTGCTGACGTTACATCAACAGTTGGTGGTTTAGCTACGATTCCTGTAAGCCCAAGCATTGTTATTTCTGGTGCTCGTCAAAACATCTCAGCTGCCATTCCTAACGGCGCTCAACTGTTGTTACGTGATAGCCATAACGTATCACTTGCATACCACACACAAGCATTAGTATTTGCTGCTCCTCCTTTAAAAGAGTTGCGTGGCGGTGTGGAAGCGGTTACACGTTACAGTGACTTGTACAAACTTGCTATGACCTACTCGCTCGGCGCTGACATCCGTAACTACGACCAGTTAGACCGTATTGACGTTATTTGCGGTGTGGCTATTAACCCTGAGTTTGCAGTTCGTATCTGCTCGTAACACAACCATGCCTGATGGGGAACAAAAACGAACCCGTCAGGCATTAACGTTTGGGGGTGGTTATGAGCGAAATGGTTAAATACTGCGACCGTTTGGTCGAAAAAGACGGATTTAGAACCTGGGTTTACAGTCAAGACAGCAAGAAACTTGTTAATTCATGGGATGACTATTTGTCACTTGTCGAGTCTGGCTTATGGTTTTCTACAAAGCAAGATATTCCGGTTGAAGTAAAAAAGGTTTCACGTGAAACATCCAAACCAAAACCACGCAAACGCAAGGAATAAATCATGGCGACAGTGCGCGAGTTTATCACCCAAGCGTATCGGTTAATTAATCCAAGTAACCCGACAGTGCCACTCCACGGCAATGATTTGAGCTTAGGTATTACTGTGCTTAATCAGTTGCTTCAGTCTTATGCGGCAACGGGCTTGATGCTTACGATTGCAAAAGAAATTAGTGTGCCCGTGGCTATTGGTCAAGAAGAAGTTGTTTGTGGCCCTGCTACAGCAACACCAACGCCTGACATTACCTTAGGAAGATTAGCCAATCTTGATTCAGCGTGGTTATTGCTTGACGGAGTTACGTACCCGTTAATTGACGAATCAAGGAATGAATTTTTAGGAGCTTGGAAATATGAACCGTTACAGGGTTTACCTCGTTTTATTGTTGTGTTCCCTGATACCGACGTGGTGCGTTTGCGTTTATACCCTCGGCCTAGCCAAGTATATGACTTCAATATCCGAGGTAAGTTTCAATTATCCGAGCTAACCAGTAATGATAGTATGGATTTACTGCCACAGTATTACATTAGGTATTTATTGTTTGCGACAGCAAAAGATGTGGCTATGTACAAGGGACGTGCTGAAGCATGGACGGATAAGTTAGAGTTAATGCTACAAGAGGCACTGGATGTCATGGTTAGCGCAAGCGAAACCAACGTAGCAATTCAAGGTGACAGGGAGTCAATGCTTAATGGTGCTTGGATATTGCGTTCGGGTATAGGGGGTTGGTGATGGCTATTGAACAGTTACCAATCTTCACTCATTTTAATCAGCAACGCTTTACGCAATTTGGCAGCATGGATTGTGCTAATTTTTATGGCGTAAAGGCTGAAGGCACCAAAAAGAGCCAAGCCCTTTACCCAGCGATGGGTCGGCGTCACGTTCAGGTTCTTAACCAAAATCGATTGGAATTTGACGCGCCACCAAAAGCTATTTTTCGCTCAATTGATTATGTTTATGTTGTTGTTGGCTCGCTGGTGTATCAAGTTGACAGAAATTTTAATCAGACGTTAATTACAACTTCAGGGCTTGAATTGCAGTCCGGAGCAGCTATCTGGTTTGCATTCTTGCCGGTAACAACCAATGTGTATTGCATGTTCACCGATGGCAAACATGTGTATGTCTTTAACGAAGATAACACCGCAGCTAATCAATGGCAGCGTGCTAGTGGTACGGGTGTGCCTTCAGCGCCGGCGTTTGTGACAGCATTTGGTAGCAGGTTTCTTGTTAGCAACAAAGATAGCACTGAGTATTTTTTAACAAACACCAATTTAGGTTCAACGCCAGCTAATCCAGCAACCTGGTTTGACGTTGTTGCTGCTGGCGGGTCGTTGTTTAATAATGCGACGGGTGTGATACGTCAGATGACGACGCTTCATAATCAGTTATATATTTTTAATGATTTTAGCTGTGATATCTGGGCAAATATTCCAACGCCTTTTACTGTTGGCGCATTTACAACAACTTTTCCGTTTAAGCTATTATCTTCGTATAACTGGGATTATGGCATGGCCGACCCTTTCAGCCTCGACGTAGACTTTGGCATGATGGTGTGGCTCGCAAAAAACAGAAATGGTTTAATTACATTCATGGTAAGCAATGGCCAGCAACCACAACCCATAAGCTCGCAAGCAGTGAATGTATTGCTTGAGCGCGACTCAACATCGAATGAGTTAAGTCCATTTTTAACTCAAGAAAGCGATGGGTTCCTGTATCAATGGGAAAATTCTATTTTTTATCGTGTGTCAGCGGGTAGATTTATGGATTTTGGGAAGCTGGATATTACAGACTCTGCAAACTCGATTGAGTACAACTTTGACACACAGACATGGCATCGAGTGATTGAGTTAAATGGTGAACGTAATCGTATTCAGAAACACGTGTT